CCCCGCAGGATTTTACGATTCCAGTCTATTAAATGGTCTAGACTACCATTTAACTTCCGTAATTAATTATTAGTATTTTACCTTTCCACCATAAATGGTTTCATAAGCTATAATACCACCCACTGCCTTCGCAGCTTCTTCAGACATGCTGCCTATTGTTGAGCAGTCTGGATACAATGAATAAAATCGCTTCAGGTCGAATCCTTCATCCATACCCAACGGATAGCATTCTATGAATGCCTTGAAGATGAGTTGAGGAGTAACTTGCTCAGTATACTCTCGATATCTTTCATGGAATACAAGCTTAATTAAAAGCTCTTTCCAATAACGATAGATACCAGACCACTTCCATGTACGCGATAAATATTCAGGGTCCTCTGAACATGAACGGTTGAGTGCTGATTTTGATGCATTTCCAATAACTCCGAACACTTTACGGATAGTATTCAGATAGTCAGCACCATTAAACCAGCCGTCATGAAATACAGTATTGTCGTCACCACATATGTTACATACGCAGTCCTTGCCTAATTTCTTGCCCTTAAGAATACAGAAGTATGCCATCATCATATAGTTACACAAAGTATCTATAATCTGCGTGAACATTGAGCCTGACTCAACTCCATCATGTACTCGAGTAATGTTTCCAAATTCATCTGAAACGAGTCCTTTATGAATGAAATCTCTCACCATAACATCCCAGCGCTTTGAATCATACTCAGACTTAAAATTAAACCATCCTTTAATTATATTAAAGGCATCGTGTATAAACCAACCTGGCAGACTTTGGTCATACGCCGAATAATCAAGCGAATCCCATTTCTTAAACCTCATTCGGTTGTTGCACATAATGTGAAACAATTCATTAGGCGTCTTTCCACCAGCATACCACTGATAGCTCCCAAATACAGCTTGAACTCTTACGGAGTAGTGCAATTCCGCCATAATCCTTGGGAGTGAAACCATATTCACTAATCTCGTTTTCAGCTTAAAGTCAAGTGATGAATGACCGTTTTCATCAACCTTAAACTTAATCTCACCGTAGTCATCCAGTGGGATAGAAGATTGTAGCCTAATGCCTATTATGGTTGGTTCGTTCATAGTTCCCTTCTGTACCGACTGTCGTTCAAGTTCGTACAACAAGTCCAACATTTTCTTAGTCGTCACGTCTTTCTTCTTACTAATCACGCTGTAGCATGCAAGAACTCCAGCTGAAGCTTTCGGATTCGACAGAAACTCTCTAAGGTCGGCAACGGATTCGAAGTCTATTGACATGAGCCAATAGGTAGGTTTTAATTGTTCATTTACACTCTTCAACATTTCTTGGTAATGTGGGTCCCAAAATCTGTTCGGAGCGTGAGGAGCCGCAAACCTATTCACGGCATCTCTAACTAAGGATATATCTCTTTCGAATCTATATCCATTTTGGTCGAGCGTAGTTAACATCTCGTGAGCTCCTTGGAAAAGCTCTGGCCTTATTAATTTTGATTCCTCAATCCATTTCCACATAGGATAGTCGGCACCATGCACTTGCTTGGAGTCAGACCAAGTTGACTTAGCCTTACCTTTGTACTGTTTTAAGGCAGCATCATAAGGTAGAATTAAGTTACTATAAGCTCCACGCAGCTCTTGACGCTCAGCGAGAAACTGAGTCGGTGATTGATTCGTAG